TATCCCTGCTTGAACGTCACCCATGTTTCCAGCATCATCAACGACAATGCTTTTTACCGAACCATCTGTATCAAACTCTACAGCAGTTCCTTCTGTTTATGACTGAATATCACTCATTCAGATTTCCAAATTGTCCAGATACCCCATGCGATTGCAATACCAGCGGCAATCTTTGCGAGTGGTGCCATGAATAGAATCATAAGACCAAGTGCAACACATACTGCACCATCCCATGATGTTCTTTCTTTCATTCTTCCTTTAATCCAATTTATCATTTTTTTCTCCCTTGACAATGAGCCTTCTGTGAAAATCCCTTTGGATTGTTACAGTCAATGCTCTTCTTATATTTGTCACTCCATTTCTCATAATTAATCACTTTACTAGTTGTCCTAAAATCTTTCTTTCGCATAATTGTTTTGTTTGTCACTTCAAAACTATCATCACCTTTTGTTTTAATAACAACTGGTAAATTCAAATTAGTTGACATATCCTTGAGAACTGCTTCTATGTCTGGATTACTTAATATATTTCTACCCTTATTTCTTTGTATCTTTTTAAAGAACTTCTGTAATTCTGATACTTTAATCGCTGGACTATTTCGTGGGTCATTTAACCTATCTACGAAATGTCTAGTAAACTCTACATCAATACCATACTTTGCAAGTATTCTATCTGCAAACTTTTCTAAATCGTTTACATCTTTTTGGGTAAAGTTCTCATTCTTTTGTTTAGTAATCTTCTTCATCTTTTCGATATATGCACGATATACACCAGCTTCTGCTGTCTTACCCATCACTCTCGCTCTCTGTTCCATTGCGATTGCGGCTTGTATCTTATGTGCATGAGATTTACCAGAAGATTCTATTTTCTTCACACTTGCCTTTGCAGTTTCAACATCTTTGAAACCAAGACCGTGAATAGTTCCCTTCGGATTTTCATCTGTATATAAATCTGAATGTTTGTCTGACCCAGCTGGTTGACCTTTTTTTCTGGGTATTCTTGGTGATTCATTTAAATACTCTCTATTGATAATCATCATCAATTTTTCTGCGAGTAGGTTTCCAGCAATATAATCTGGAATATAATGAAACCCTGCTTTAATTCTTCCTAATCCACTTTCTTTTCCTGCTTTGATAAGGTTATCTCTGTGTTGTGGATATTTCTGAGCAGCATATAACGCAACTAACATTCCTTGTGTTGCATGACCAGATGGATAACTTGATGTTTTATTTGTTGTACTATCCATTCTTCCAATTGCATCAATATCTTTGTGTACTTCATGTGGTCTAGGAATATTAAATGTCTCTTTAAAATATTTGATTGTTGGTTTACACTGCATTATAATTTCGTTAAGTTCGTCTTCTTTAAACTCTAACCCATGTTCTTCAACATATCGGTGAACAGCGTAAGCTGCACTTTCATCATGATTACGAATTGACTCCTCATCTTCTGGAGTTCTTCTTTCCATGATTTGTTTAACCTTATCTGCTTCTTCTTTGAGGTTAAATGTGGGTGGGGGGAGTTTAATGCGCTTGTGTGCGCTTCTGGGGAAAAACCTAAACTCTGGTTTCTCCTCAACCTTCTTTGTTTTCTTAACAAGTCGTTTAACCTTTGCGTTTAGATTCGCAACTGGTTTAATATTTCCATGACTCACATAGTCAACTTCATAACTCATTGTATCTCCTAGTGGTCATAAAGACCTTTAGTATTACTATTTATATATACTGGTTTACAATAAGCTGTTGCTCTATGTTCTTTAGGAACTAGATAGGAACTTCCATAATTTCCATATCTTTTTACAAGTTTACTCGCATACCAATTGCAAGTTTCAATACCACGAAAATACATAGGCTGACCGCCTTGTTGTACGTCACCTAAAAGAAACACCAAGAGAAATGCGTGTATCATGCATCACTTAAAGACAACTCCAACAAGTTTCATGAATTGTGCCTTCCCACCCTTGTTGATAATATCTTCCATCTTTTTCTTAGTATCTGGTCTTACCTTTTCAAGAGCTTGAGTTAATGCAGATGCAGTGAACAAATCAACTCGTACTGTTCCATCTTTTAATTTAATCTTATTGTTTTGTTTGTCTTTAACAATCTTTTTAAGAACATCTACATTTGCTTCATTAAGGTATTCCTCACCAAAGTTATCCATACCTTCTTTTACAGATTTTCTAAAAGCACTTTCTCTCTTTGACTTTAACTCTAACATTCTTTTCATAAATGCACGAGCTTCTTTAGTACGACCATCATATGATTTCTTCTGCATTTCTTTTTGTTTCTTTTTACTAACTGCATCAGCAGGCATATCTACACCACCACTTGCAACAGAGTTTGCTGGGGCATCTTCTGTTTGAATACCCAACATCTCATCTTCGTAAAACTTTTTCATGATGTCATTAAATTTTACACTCATAGTTCTAAATCCTCTATTCCAACTTCTTTTATATCCTCTGCACTAACAAAGATTTTAGTTTGTGTTGGTATATGTATAACTGGAAATATTTCTACTCCCAAAACTGTGTCCGTAGGTGCAACTGGTTCAAATACTTGAACCTCATCACCTTCTAGTGCATCTGGACTGTCAACATCTTCTGCATCAAATGTAATATCAGTTATAAGTTTATAGATACCTTTTGGCAATTGACCATTATCTAGTGTAACTTCTTCTGATATCGTATTATCTAATTCAATATTATTTTCTTTGAGATACTTCATGAATTCTTGTTCCCACATTTTTGGGTCAACATCTTCTTTGAAAGTATCTTTTAATAAAAATAATGCGGCTGCATAACTACCTAGTTTTGTTCTCAAACCAGGCACTTTTGCGAATAACTTTTTAATATTAAAAACTAATTTGTGGAGAACGGTGTACGAATTTTTCTCTGCGATTGTATTGAGAATCGTAGGTTTATTGGTGCCTGGAATTAAGATACGATTACCATCTTTATCAATAACTCCAAGTTTATATGCCTCTTGTTTTTCAAAAGGTGTTACCAACAACTTTATGAATCTGTAGGTAACAAATAAATCTATCGCTCTTCCCATTATAGTTTCCTTAAAACTTCAGTAATCCTCACATCATCATTAATTTCTTGTAATTCATTTGGTGGTAACATATTTAAATATACCAAAAATGATTTCAACTGTGACCAATGTTCTGGTTCTATCTTAAATAGAAGTAAGGTAGAAGCCGCATCTGGCCCAAATACATTATTTAAGATAATAATATGATTTAGCAATAACCGTTCTTTAATGACACCATCAACTTTATACTTTTTAAGTAATCTCTTGATATACTTAAATCGTTTCATGTCATCATAAAACTCTTTTTCGCCTTCACACTGTGGATTATCATAATGTTTTAGTGCAAATAATAATACATTATCATTGGTTATTTTTTCAAACATTTAAGAAATTTGTGCAAATACCTTATGAGTTCCAGTTGGAAGTTTCTCAAATACAAAATTAATACTTCTACCACTCTCAGTTTCGTTAACTACTTCTTCTGGGGCACTATCAGTATTTTTTCCGTAAACTCCACCGTGTTTCACAAGAGGTACAGAAATTTCTCCTTCTTCTCCAGTAAATTGAACATCACCAAAGTTAATTCCAACTCGCATTAATTTTTGTCTTAATTCATTTACTGCGGCTTCTGGATTCAAATATTCTTTAATTCCAATAGACCCCACAAATGAGTTAAGTTTTTCAATAACAGAATCATCAGACAAATCCATTAAGTTTCCATCTTCGTCAATGTGCGAACCATCAGTTGATTTGACAGATGAATACTCTAAAAAAGTTTTCATTCTTCATCTCCATGCTCTTCATCAAAACCATCTTTTTGATTATCACCATAGATTTCTTGAAGAGATTGTTTCTTTTCTTTTACTGGTGCAGATTTTTCCACTGGTTTCACCTCATTGGGTTGTTTAACCATAGGAATACCACCAGCACCATATACAATGTTATCAACCATAATTTATCTCCTTAGGCAATAGTTGCGTTCAGATTTGCAACAACATACCATTTATTGTTAGTGAATACACAAACAACAGCCTCACCAAGTGCATTAAATATAAGTTGGTTCGTGTTAGTTGCAGTTGTTCCCCAACTTGTAACTGTCAAAGTGTAACTTCTTGAACTTGTAGGTGCAGTAGACATAAGTATAATTTTAACTTGTCCATTTGAACCATCTGCAAGAGTACCAGTTGCACTTGAAGAAAAACTTGCACCATCTAGTAAAGTGATAGATGCAGTTGTGTTAACATTTGTACTTCCAGTAATTGATTGTGCAGTACCGTCTAATCCAAGATAAGTTGGAATATTATTAAAGACGTTTGCAATACTAATCTTTTTGTTTACTGGTGTACCAGATGGGTCATCAATCACATGAAGTAAATCTTCAGATGCAATTGCATTACCTAAGTCTGTTAACGCAGTAATTTTCTTATCAGCCATTTATTTTCTCCTATTAACCCTTTTTATTTTTGGGAATGCTACTGCCAGTATCTACTGGCACCACCTTTAATTCAGTGAGAAACAAATCACATTGCTGAATAGCACCACTAATCGCATGGTGTTGTGCAACGAGATTTGTTCTCTCTGTATCAAGTTTATTTAAACTATCTTTCACATTTTGTAAGTCACTTTCCAGTGTTTGCTTACGAATGTTAATTTCAGTCTCAGTCAATTGAGGCATTATGTATCTCCATTATTTAAACATTATATTATATATATTAACTATCTGGGGTTGCAACGTCCTCTGCATCACCAGACATACTTGAAGCGGCCACTAGAGTTTCATAGTGAACTCTACCAGCACGACCACCAGTACCTACAGTTTTCTTAACCCAACCTACATGAGCGATTTCACTAATGTTACTATCACCATCTTGACCTAAACCAAGACTTGCAGTAGCAGTTGCAGTTCCACCAGTAAGTTTATGTGCAGTACCACCAGATGCAACAGCAGATAGTGTAATCTTAGTTCCAGCAACTGCGTTTGCATAAGTCGTTGCAAGACTAATTTTATTTGCAGTTCCAGATTTGATTAAGAAGTAAACAGTTCCGTCAGTAAGGTCTGCCTGAGCACCAGAACCACCTTGTGCATATGTAACTGCTTCACCAGTTGAGATTACAGCGTACATTGCAGAAGGGATAACAATCTCATCATCAGCAACAATTAATACTGCTGAATCTGTTAAGTCTAGATTTCCAGAACCAGCAGGAGCAGCGACTGTTACACTTGGTGCAGACTGATAGTCAGAACCTACATTAGTAATAGTGTAACCAGTTACCTTACCACCAGAGGTGGTTGCAGTTGCAGTTGCAGTAGTACCTTGGAAAGTCTGTGCGTTATTACCAGCACCAGTTAAGTCAAGTGCAGTACCAGCGTCTGCGTTTGTAAGATTTGATGCAATTTTGATATTATCATCATCAACTCTGATTGCAAATACTTCAGTTGCGTCTGCAAGAGTACCACCACTATGTGTGATATTAGTACCATTTGAAGTATAAGTTAAAGATGTACCAGTTCTGATATTATGTCCAGCAATCTCAATCTGGTCAGTACCAACTGTAACTTTAGCGGCTGCAACTGTTCTTGCAGTTGGAGCAGCAACTGTTACTGAAGGTGCAGAACCACTATAAGTGTTACCACCAATAGTAGTTAATCCACCAAGAGATGTATTACCTACTTGAAGTGTAGTGATGTTATCAACACCTCTTACTGCCTCACCACCAGTGATACCCAAAATATTTGCATCAATATGTGGGGCGGCACCAGCAAAGTTTGCAGGCGGTCTTGTTACTGTACAAGATGAACCACTGTTTGTTGATTCTGCAAATGCTTCAGAAGCAGTAAATGCTTTTGTTGATGTACCAGAAACGGTCTGTGCGTTGTTTCCAGTTCCAGTGATGTCAATTAATGCACCACCAGCAGTTGCAGACAATGTAAATGCGTTTGCACTTGCAACTGTCTTAACAAAGAAAGTTGTTTCATCTGTTAAACCAGCGATTGCAGTTCCACCATTTGCTTTATAATGCACTTCTTGGTTTGCTACAAAACCGTGGTTTGTAATTGTAATTTGGTCATTGGATGCATTGACAGCAGATGTTGCAACAGTTCTAGCAGGCTGGATATCAGCAACCCTTACTTTATCACCGTTGTCATCAATGACAATATCACCCACTTTAATTTCGGATGTATCTGCGCTTGAATTACCTTGTACGATTGCACTTGCGTTAGTTAAAGTGTAAGTACCAGATAATGCAGAACCATCATTCATACTCCATGAGCTCATTTTAATTCTCCTTAGTTTAGTATATACTATTTCTATTTATGTTTATTTGAAACCTAACTTTTTCAATTGTGCAATAGTATCACTAGGAGATGTGTGATGAACTCCAATTCCACCTTTTGCTTTCCATTCATTCACATTTTTAATATAATCGTCTATCAATAGGTTAGGTTTACCATCCGTTGTTATTGCGTATTTCTGTTTATCCTCACGCATAACTAGATGAATTCTACTTTTCTTTGTCAACTTTGCATTTTTACTCAACCATTTATACTTACCCTTTCTAGAGTTTGCATCCTTGGTAGAGTATGCAGATAGAATATGTGATTCGTATTTGTCAATAAAAGACCACATTCTTTTTGCACCAGGCATCCATTCTAAACTTTCCCAGAAATCTTTCTTTGCAGAAATTTTAGGCCATTTAGTTCCCTTCTCAGCTTTTGGAAAAGGAACACCCAATACATCCTCTGCACCTTTCAAAAAGTCGCAAAGAACCATATCCATGTCACAGTAGATAGTCGGTAAATCTTCGACTGCCTCTGTGACTTCGTTCAATACATTATATAGATTTTTCACATTTACACCTTATTTTTAGTTTCTTTAATTTTTGGCATCTTCACAGATGTTTCTACTGGAGTCATTTCTTTGCCAGTATCTGTCATCTTCTTTACATTACCATCTTTTTTCTCTTTTGTCAAGGTCTTTTTATCTTTTTCTTCTTCATTAACACCTTCACCCCACATTTGAAGAACTGCATCTCTTAAAGAGTTTTTCTTTGTTTCAAGATATCTCTCTACTGATTCTTTTTTTGCTGGTTTCACTGGATATTCTTTGTCACCAACTTTGAAAGTTTTCTTTCCATCTTTTCTTGCTTTGTTAAGGTTACCAGAAAATTCATTACCTTCTTCTTTGTCTTTCTTTTTACCTTTTTCTTTATATCCACTTGCAAATGCAGCTTTTCTTTGTGCATCACTATCAAACCCTTCTTGAGTCATAACTTTTGGTCTGAACTTTTTCATAACTTCTTTATGAAATTTGGTCATATCTTTTTTACCAGCATCAACCATAAGTTCTCCACCACGAATATTATCATCATTTACTTCAAAACTCATTAGTTGAATTCCATCAAAATATGCCTTAGCAGCTTTTGCATCTTTTTCGTTTTTGAACTTATACTCTACATACTCAACTTTTTCGGTAATAGAGTCAGTCCACATTTCCACAATAGTATCTTTTAATGATTTTGTCATTTCATTCTCCTCTTTGTACATATTCAACTCAAATGGTTTTGAACCACCTTTATTGTAAACTTGGATTTGTAGGTTTCCACCTTTACCCTTGAGTCTGTATTTGTTTGTTTTACCCTCAGATGGTTTCTTTGGGCCGGTTGCAACTTTACTGTCAATTTCTTTTGGGTCTACAGTAATACCCAATTTCTTCTTTGCATAGTCATATGCGTGTTGCATTGCATCTGAAAATGTCTTGTGATATAAATCATACTTCTCATCTAAATTTTCATTCTGTCTTTTAAGAACAGCAGCAACTTGTGGATGTGATGCAAGGCCTTTTTTAATTTTCTCAATCGCTTTGAAAGCACCAGTATAGTTTCCACCTTTGTATCTTGGGTCAGATGCAATACCGATTGCCATCTTGATTTCTTTTGGTGAGAACCCTTCATCAAGTACAATCTCTTCACCCATTCTAAGTTGTTTACTAACCATCTTTGATACTTTTAACATATCACGATAAGACTTAGAAATCATTTTAACAAACTGTTCATTGTCTCTAGGTTTTTGAATTTGGTCATGAGCTTTAGTAAGTAAAGTTAAAATCTTTGGGTCTACTTTTTGTTTCTTACCATCTTCAAACTCAATGGGTTTAGAACCTTTAGAATCTAATGATTGTCTCATCTGCATAATCACATTTTTCATTGCAGATTTCTTATCAGCGTCAGATGCAGTATCATCTACGTCTGCACTATCTTTACCTCTTCTGACTAAATCTCTATCCTTACTCATACTTCTTCTTGCATCAGAAGCTGCACCTTCTTCAACTTCTTCCATACGTTTACCTTGAGTTGCACTTGTGTTAGTTGGAAACTTATCCATCTCATCTGGTAATGGTCTATTAATCATCATGTCACTCTTCTTGTTATCTGGAAGAGGTTTTGTTAGAG